ACACGGATATTCCTGAAGGTTCAACAAATAGAGATATGTTAAAGTCCGTATTTTTTAATATGATAAACGATTATGGGTATGACGACCCCTCAGGAGGTTATGATAGACAAAGCATCGAACCCAGCCAAATAGAAAAGCTAGTCAAAGCCGATCCTCAAATTATTTATGATAACAAGGAATATTCAGATACCTATAAAGACGCAATTAAATATTTAGATTTGGATGGGGCAGCAGATCCTACAGTATTAACACATGCATTAAATCAAATGGACACTAAAGGAGATGGATACAATAGTGCTCCTAGAAAAACGCTTCCAAGATCGTTAATGGGAAGCAACACATACGTCGAAGGCGTAGGCTATGTAAATTAAACATAGTTAATCAGGGCTACCTTCTACCCTTTTCATGATGAAAAGCTACTAGATGCCCCCAAAAGAAAGTAAAGTAAAAATGGAAGCAATAGTAACAAAAGTACAAACGGCACCAATGAAGTACAAAAGATCCACAATAGAAGAAGAAGAAAAAGAAATTGAAGAACTAGAATCTGCAAGGAATGGTGAGGAAGCCAAAGAGGAAGAAGTTCAAACCTTACACCCAGAAGAAGAAACATTTAAAAAAAGATATGGTGATTTACGCAGACATCAACAGAAGACTCAAGAACAACATACTGATGAGCTACGTCAATTAAAATTTCAGATTGAAGGTTTAACAAAGAAACAAGTTAAATTACCTAAGACCGACGATGAATTAGAAGAATGGGCTAAAAAATATCCCGATGTAGCAAAGATAGTAGAAACTATCGCTACTAAAAAAGCAGTAGAAGCACGTAAGGATGTAGACGAAAAACTACGTTACGTGGATGAAATGCAAACTAAGGTTAAGGTTGAAAAAGCAGAGAATGAGTTAGAAAAACTTCATCCTGATTTTGAAGATATAAGAGCAGATCAAGCTTTTCACGATTGGGTTGGGATACAACCTAAGTGGATACAATCAGCCCTATATGAAAATGATACGGATCATTTAGCAGCATCTAAAGCAATTGACTTATATAAATTAGAAACTAAAAGAGGTGATAAAAAAACCAACGCCACAAAAGATGCGGCTAGATCAGTATCAAATACTAAACGTGCTGAAGAACCTACAACCGTAGATAAAAATGTATGGTCTGAATCTAAGGTGCAAAGTCTAACCGGTCAAGAATGGGATAAACATGAAGAAAAAATCTCAGCATCAATAAAAAATGGTACATTTGTGTACGATTTAACAGGTGGTGCTAGATAAAGTGCTTGACAAGTTAAATTAAATATGTTATACTTGGTACAATTATAAAACTAGCTATTAACATAATAACAATAGCTAGTTTCTTTTAGGAGCCTCTTTTATAGACTACCTCCTACTCATGCTAACTTCTAAAAGTATCAACTACCTACACTCGTTAGGCCAGGATTTACCTTAACCCTAAAGATGTAGCCTTGAAACTGTCAAAGTTGGTTCGTTTCGTATTATAGCCGAAAGGAGAAAACCAAATGGCTTTTAAGACTGCAACTGGTTACGGAAATCTACCTAATGGTAACTTCTCACCTGTAATTTACAGCAAGAAGGTACAATCAGCTTTTCGTAAAACTAGTATATGTGAAGATATTACCAACAGTGATTACTTTGGTGAAATATCTAATTTTGGTGATACAGTGCGTATCATTAAAGAGCCTGAAATAACGGTTCAAGAATATTCTCGTGGTACTCAAGTACAACCACAAGACCTAGAAGATGATGACTTTACTCTAGTCGTTGATAAAGCTAACTACTTTGCTTTTAAAATTGACGATATTGAAGAGGCTCATTCTCATGTAAACTTCGAGTCAATGGCTAGTGATCGTGCTGGTTATCGTCTTAAAGATCAATTTGACATGGAAGTGTTAGGTTACTTATCAGGTTTCAAACAGGCCACAATTGGTTCTGTTGCTGGAACTGCAAGAGTAGCCGCTGATAAAGCAGGTACTGATCCTATTGCAGGAGCAGCAGCTAACGGTTTGTTAGCGTCCATGTTAATTGCTAGAAACAGCTTTGTTTCTGGTGGTGCTGCTACTGATTCAATTGCAACACATCCAGACGGTTCTACTGGTGAAGCAACTCCATTAGAAGTTCTAAACCGTATGGCTCGTTTACTCGACCAACAAAATGTTGACCGTGATGGACGTTGGGTTGTTATAGATCCAGTATTCGCAGAGCAACTAAATGACGAAAACTCTAAACTATTGAACAACGATTTTGCTTCGGGTAATCAAGACATCCTACGTAATGGTCGTATTGTCTCTGGCATGGTTCGTGGATTCAGAGTTTATATGTCAAACAACTTACCTTCTAAAGGTACAGGACCAGCCACAATTGATACTAACGGTGCAAGTGCACACTTCGGCGTTATTGTAGGTGGACATGATTCTGCTGTTGCTACAGCTTCTCAAGTAGAGAAGGTAGAGACATACCGAGATAACGATAGCTTTGCTGATATTGTTCGTGGTATGCATTTATATGGTCGCAAGGTTCTTCGTCCAGAAGCACTAGTTCGCGCTCACTATAATATTGCAGGTTAAGGGAGAATAGACAATGGCTACTTTTGATCTTACTGCATCATCTACAGCAGGTGTAGGTGCAAACTCTGATGGTACTTTACCAGCACACTTTGGGAATAACCCTATGTATCAGATTGAAGCATATCTGGATATTCCTAAACTAATTACTGCTGGTAATACTATTGCTAATGGGGACATTTTTCAGATGCTAACAATCCCTGTTGGTACTATAGTCTTTAACGCTGGTCTTCAAATAGTAACTCCGTTTACTGCCAGTGTCACAGGAGACTTAGACTTTGCTGCTGGTGATGACATGGTAGATGGTTTTGATATGACTAGTGCTGCGGGAACTTTTGCAACCGCAGGTACTAATGGACAAACCAATCTAATAATTACTAACGCTGCTTCAACTTATCTTCAACTAGTCGGTACTGAAGATACGATTGATTTATTGTTAGCAGGTGCTGCTGCTGCCGTAGGTGTAGCAAGAGTATATGCATTACTTATTGATTGTACTGCGAATGGATCATATCCAGCCGCTGCTGCAAGAGATGCTTTAGCATAGTAAAGTATTGTGGGGTAGTTCTTTATAGGGGCTACCCCCTTCTTTAATTTGGGTGAGATATGACAACAACCTACCTTACATTAGTAAATGATACATTAAGAAGATTGAATGAAGTTGAATTAACTGCAACTGATTTTCCTAATGCTACAGGTTTTCGTGCTCAAGTTAAAGATGCTATAAATAGTTCAATACAAGAAATATCACAAAGAGAATTTGAATTTCCTTTTAACTTTACTGCTGGTTCTTTAACATTGGTAGTAGGGACGCAAGAATATGCATTATCCAGCGATTTTAAAATTGCTGATTGGGATTCTTTTAGAATTAACTATGATGAAACTAATAACCACGCTGCTCGTAATCTCAAACTAATAGATTATGATACCTTTATTAAAAGGTTTTTTGAAAGAGACTCAGAAGCAGGTGCAGGTGATTACGATCAACCAATATACGTATATAGAACATTAGATAATAAAGTAGGATTTACTCCTAAACCAGATAAAACTTATAGCGTAAGTTACAGCTACTTTGCTTATGCTACAGATTTAAGCAGCGCAACAGATAATATGTCTATACCAGATGCTTATAAACACGTAGTTATAGATGGTGCATTATATCACTGCTTTATGTTTAGAGATAATTCTCAACAGGCTCAGTTAGTAAAAGCAAAATTTGATGAGGGTATTGACCGAATGAGAACTCTATTAATTAACAGGTTTACCGATGTTAGAGATACTCGCGTAAGTCGTTTAATAAATGTACCTCATGGTAATGCTTAATGGTAGACGCTTTAAAGGATGCAACAGTCCTATCTAAAGGTGGCTTATTTACTAACGAGGATGCGTTATCATTAGCTAACACTAATCCTGGTGCAGCTTTGAGAATGTTAAACATGGAAGTATCACAATTTGGTGGGTATCGTCGTGTAAGTGGGTATTCTGATTACGACTCTACATATGGAACAATCGCAGGTGTAGGTCAAGTTATAGGTCTTTGGATATTATCTGGCGTACCGTATGCAGCTAGAAGAAATGTAAAAGATCATAACGGTTCGTTAGGTACTAATCCTTTTATAGTTACTAGTGGTAGTGCTACAATAACTGTTTCACATACTGGACATGGATTAGCAGTAGGTAATATAATACAATATTCAGGGTCTGCTGCTGTTGGAGGAGTTACTCCTAACGGGGTAGACATGGCAATAGCTTCAGTAGTAAACGCAAATAGTTATACCGTAGTATTTACATCTGCTGGATCATCTGGTGTTACAGGTGGAGGAAGCTCAGTAAAATTTAAAGTAAATGCAGTTACACAAGATCTACCTGATAACCCTCTTGCTGTATCTAATGGTAGTGCTACAATAACAGTAACACATAATAGTCATGGTTTATCAATTGGTCACTATGTAACTCTTATAGGTAGTGCAGCTATTGGAGGAATTACTCCTAACGCTGTTGAAATGGAAGTGGTGTCTGTACCAAATGCTAATAGTTATACGTTATCGTTTACTTCCTTAGCTTCATCTACAGCAAGTGGAGGTGGTGGGACATCGGTAACAGCTACGTATAGTCAATCTTATTCTACATATAAATATACTACTTCTGGTTGGGTTGCAGTTTCTTCTAATAGATCTAACATTAATGTTTTAAAATTACGAGAAAGTATAAATTCTTTTACTGGTACTGAATCGGTTTTAATGTGTGATGGTACTAATACACCTGCTAAATTTGATAGTAGTTCTTTTACTGAGCATACAGTTTCAGATGACTCTTCTCCAGCAGGAGCATCAATGACAACAGATTTTAAGAATCACCAATTCTACGCAGGATTTCCTAGTGCAGGATTAGGTGAAAACAAATTACTTTTTAGTGAGCCAAACGTAGATAATAGATTTAGAGCTGCCAGTGGTGCTGGAAGTATAAATGTTGGATTTAATATAACGGGTATAGCTAAATTTAGAGATAGCTTATATGTATTTGGAAAAGATAAAATAAAAAGATTAACAGGAAGTAGTACATCAGATTTTGTATTATCTGAAGTAACAAATAATATTGGTTGCATCGCCACAGATAGTATAATAGAGATAGGTGGTGATGTATTATTCTTAGCGTCTGATGGTATTCGACCTATTCAAGGTACTGCAAGAATTGGTGACGTTGAACTTGAAACTATTTCTAAACCTGTACAACAGTTGCTGCAATCACTGCCCAGTACACATAACTTAGATAATATGTCTTCCGTAGTTATTAGAAATAAATCTCAATTTCGTTACTTTTTTCCTAAGACAACTATAGCAGCTTCGGATACTGGTGGTGTAATAGGTGGTCTTAGATTTGCTGATAGACGAGTAGGTTGGGAATTTGGTGAACTACTAGGTATAAGAGCTTTCGTTGCTACTAGTGGTTTAATTAATGATGTTGAAGTAGTACTACATGGAGATTTAAATGGTGAAGTATATCAACAAGAATCTGGTAATACTTTTGATACTGAGGCTGTTACATCAGTTTACGCAACTCCCTTTTTATATTTCGACTCTACCGAAAAACGCAAGATATTCCAACACATATCGTTATTTACCAGACCAGAAGGAGAATCTAGTTTGAACTTAGGTGTAGCATATAACTGGGATGATCCCAATACACCTGATCCTACTACATATGCTTTAACTACAGCAGGAGCATTAGCAAGATACACTACTACTAATAGTACATATGATGCTTCGTTTACATTTGGAGGATCATCAAGCCCAGTTTTAGAAACAAATATAGAGGGATCAGGAAAATCCATATCGTTGATTATAACGTCAACTGGAACCCAAGCACCTTACAGTGTTAGTGGGTTCTCCATAACTTACCAGGATGCGGGATACAGATAATGGCAGGATATACCAGACAATCAGCAGCACAAATAGTTAGCGGTGAAGTTATATCGGCTTCTCCTTTAAACGCAGAACTTAACCAAGTACTAGCGGCATTTAACAATTCTACAGGGCACTCACATGATGGGACGGTAGCAGAAGGCCCACCTGTAGATAGAATTGCTGATGCAGATCAAAGAAATAAAATATTAATAGATACTGCTAATGACCATATTGAGTTTTATACTGAGGTAAGTAGTGCAGCAGCGCAGCAACTTCATATACGAACAGGGTCAATACGACCAGAAACAACTAACACTATTGATCTAGGTCACTCATCTAAGGAATTTAAAGATTTATATATAGATGGTATTGCTCATATAGATGTGCTTGATGTCGATGCAAGTGCAACTATTGCAACTACATTAGAAGTTACTGGTGCTATTACTGGATCTAGTACAGTGCAAGGAACTACAATAACTGCTACTACTGCATTCGTACCTAATGCTTCTGACGGTGCCGCACTAGGTACTACCGCATTAGAATTTAGTGATTTATATTTAGCAGATGAAGCTGTAATAGCATTAGGGGCCGATCAAGATGTTACTTTTACTCATGTTCAAGACACTGGAGTACTTCTTAATTCAACAAATAAAATACAATTCAATGATGCTTCTCAATTTATTCATGGCTCTAGTAATGCTATACTATCTCTTGGAGCCACAGACACGATAAGTCTTACGGCTACTGATACGACAATTAGTGGAACTTTGACTCCTACTGGTAAAATTATTGCTGATGCTGGTATTGATATAGATAACTTTAATATAGATGGTACAACAATAGCATTATCTTCTGGGGATATGACTGTAGACGTTGCAGGAGATATTAATCTAGATGCAGGTGGTGCTGATATAGTACTAAAAGATGATGGTACTCAATATGGTGCATTTACTAATACCAGTGGTAATTTAATTGTTAAATCAGGAACTACTACTGCTGCCACATTTGACGGAGCCAATGTAACATTTGCTGGAACTGTTAATCCTGCTAGTCATTTGGATATGCCTGATTCTGCTATAGTTAAGCTAGGCACTGGAGATGATTTACAAATACAACATGATGGTACAAACTCATTTATAGCTAATTCGACGGGTACATTAAAGATTGCAACAGAGTCAAGCGGTATTCCTGTTGTTATTGGGCATGGTACATCTGAAGTAACTATAGGAGATAACCTTACTGTTGCAGGTAATCTAACAGTTTCAGGTACACAAACAGTAGTCGATACTGTTACAATGAATGCTGCAAATGCCGTCGTGTTTGAGGGTGCTACTCCTGATAACCATGAGACTACACTTACTATAGTAGATCCAACTGCTGATCGTACAATTAATCTACCTAACCAATCAGGTACAGTACCTTTACTAGCTGCTGCAAGTAACGATCAAGTAACTGCTACACCAACAGAGCTAAGTTTACTAGATGGTGGAACTTCAGTGGGAACAGGAGCCATAGCTGACGGCGATGGTTTAATTATTGATGATGCAGGTACAATGCGTAAAGCTACTGTTCAAACTTTAGCTGCATACCTAGATGATGAAATTACTGCAATGCCTAACTTGATAACCACAGCAGCTACTACAGTAGGAGCGTTGGACAGTGGTAGTATTACTAGTAACTTTGGTGCAATAAATAACGGAGCTTCTAATATATCTACTACAGGTACTGTGTCCTTTGGATCACTTACTGATGGTACAGTAACTATCACAGACATAGCTGACGAAGATAACTTTAGCAGTAACAGTGCAACTAAATTAGCTACACAACAAAGTATTAAGGCATATGTAGATGCAAATAGAGAAGTCGAGGGTGTTAGTGCTACAGGTGCAGAAATAAATACAACTTCTGATGGCGGTACTACCATAGGAACAACAGCAGT